ACTTGTACCTTTACTCTCAATATATTCTGCCCGACCTTCAGCAGGAAAGGCAATTGCTTCTCCTGGGCCTGCACTAACTTCTTCTGATGATTGAGGGAAACCATAAAAAGCCAACATTGGAACGGCTGATATATGGAGTTGATTATCTAAATCAGATTGAACTTGATACGCCTTTAAATTTAATTCTGCTATGTCCTCCATTGGTGGACGTGATTCCATTAAATTAATTCTGTTGGAATAAGCAACAGAGAAAGGAATCTCAGGCAAACTCATTACACCTTCATCAAATAATTTATAGTCACCAGTTTCAGAATCTTTCCTATGAATTTCAAATTTACCAGGAGTTAAAACACGAACTTGCTCTACTTCTTTTTCACCATATAACCCGTCAGGCTCAAAGACATGCTCAAGCAATCTAAGTTGTACAAATTTCTGCTGACCATCTTCTAACTCTGTTCTCCATCCTAGAATTTCCCTTGGCGAATAAGTCACCCAGTATGGTCTTCCATTTTGTCCAGCAGCAGGAGCATCAACTAAAACTCCACAATGTCCATATCTAATTACTTTTCTAGCAGTCTCATAAGTCCAGACATTTAGATCATTTCCTTGCAAGTCAACATCAAATAATTGTTCCCGAATAACATCAGCAACATCAGTTAAACGAACAGGCTTTCTTGTTAACATTCCTGCCAACATTCTTTCAAGACGTTGGTAAAAAGGAGGACAAACAGAACGAGCTAATCTGTTGTCATAGCTTTCATCAAGTTCTCTAGGCTCTTGCGGCAAATATCTTCTATGTTTTTTACGCATCTCATAAGAGCCACCCATTAAATCTTCTATAAGAATCCAGTGAGGTTCTTGTGCTTGCCAAGACGCATTAGGATCATTTACAAAAGTTTCTGTACCAGCTTTATCACGACTGTAATAGTTGTAACCGCTATACACGATGGAACCTCAACACTATGTGAACAGTTTAGTCTTAATACAGCCTAATACCTGTACTTTTTCCTGCTCTTAAATGAAGTGGATTAAATAAACGCCAAGTTATATATCCTAAAGCATCATTCATGTGGTCATATCCTGCATCTTTATCTGGTTCTCCTTTCTCCGTATAACTTTGTAGTTCTAAGCATTCAATCAACCTTTTAGCATTTTTATTTATTTTTAATCGTATTTTACCTTTCCCATCTTCTAATAACCTTTGAACTGAATTAACTCTATCTCTAACAGGTGGGTTTGCTGCTGGAGATTGATTTGAGAATCCGTATGTTTCCAGTATTTGGATGTCGGTCTTAGAAGCGTTTGTACTTCTGTTTCCTCCTGAAGCATCTGGATAAGCATAGATTTTATTTGAAGGATACCTTCGCCTGATTTCTTGTGCCAAAGAATCTGTGTCATGGGAACCACTTACCTCGTCAATAACAAAAAAGTTTTCCCCTGAAGCAACTCCTATAACTGCTGACATATTGCCCACGTTAAAGTCAATCCCAATCCTGAGTGGTTCTTCTTGGAGATCAATGGACATTGGTTGCTGTTCTTGGACAACATGAAGATCTCTAGAGAACCTGTCGTAAACCTGACCTGTGGTGATATTGCAGAACTCACCATTTAAGTAAGCCTGAAGTAACCCAGAATCATAGTTTTCTTCAAGTCGGGTAATGAAATCGGCTGGCAAATGTGGATTGTCATAAGAACGCATTTTTATAAGCTTTCTGTCCGTTCTTAACTTTGCTTCATCAGTCCCAAACGTATTCCACATCCAACGAAAACCTTCAGGAGTAGAAGCAACACCGAATTGTCTTTGATTACCAGATCTCAAACGAGCAAGGATTCTAGGAAACGCTCTATCTGCTATTGACGGTGAGACTGTGTCAATCTCATCAGCCAACACCCAAGCAAGGTTCAGACCAATAATCCGCTGCCAGTTCTCAAATGATCTGCAAAGTATTCTTGTATCTCCTGTTGGGAGGTGAAGAATATATTCAGGAAGTGGTGACTGTCTTGAAGTATAAGGAATCTCATATTCTTCTAAAAACATTTCAAAATCAGTCTGCCAAATATCCCGAATTAATGGACCTGTCGGTTCCATTACACATCCAGTAAAGCCTTGATTAGCAATAGCAAGTTGAACAGCTTTAGCGCAAAGCGATCTTGTTTTGCCTGCACCATATCCAGCAGATAATCCAATAATCTGAGTTGTTGTATCTGTCACAAAAGACAGTTGCCCAGGATGTAAGTCTTCTTGGATTTTTTGATAAATATGATCAGCGTCTAACGAATTGCCAGAGGAAAGATTTTGAAGGATTGTTCCTTCCTTCGTATCCAATATACTCATTGATCAAATATTCCTGCAATTTTTGCCATTGAATTTATGGCACCTAGAGCGACATGAGGTTGATTATTTCGCCTTGCATCCTGAGCTAAGGTCGCTAATTGTGATAAAACATCAGCAGTGAATTGTCTACGATCTATATCCCAATCGACTGCTATGACTTGATTTGCTTGAGCTATGTACTCATCAACTTGTCTGGGTTTGACCCCCCACTCTCTTACACCATAAGCAACAATTTCAGATCTACTGGCATTACGAGCTTTAAGTGCAGCGACTTTTCTGACACGCCACTCAACTTCTTTTTTTGTAGAGCGTTTAGCAGGCATCAGTCTTTTAGTAAGTGTTTAATTTTATTTGCACCAGATTTAGGCTTTCTCTTTTGTTTAAGAGACATTCCAAACTCATTTGATTCAGGAATACTATCCCAATCAATATCAGTTCGTCGGATTAAGGGAGTATCAAAATGCCTCCAAGAATTTTTAACAACGTGCTGAGGTCTACCAAATCTTCTATTGGTTGAAACTACACCAGGCCAAACTCTTTCCAAGCTCCTAGCCATAGTCAAACGTCCATCCCCTTGATAAAGCTGTGTCATGTTTCCTCCTTTCATTGTCATGGTACGCATTTTTTCAATCAAAAAGGCATTAAACAAAACGGTGCATAATCCACTAGATAAAACCTGTAAACATAAATCTGTATCTTCGTTGTAACGACCACGCCATCTAAACGGTAAGGAATTATCTATACAGAGACAGGAATAAACATGATTGTTCAAATAAAAAGGTGGTTGGCTATTGGACACAGCAAAGCATGTATAGTTCATTCCTCCTATTCCAATATTTGTATAGCGATCTATAAAAGATTCACAAGCTCTAATAGCTGGAACTGAATTACAATAGATTCTTGTTTTTTTATATTTACGCTTAACGGCACGAATATTATCATCAAAGATCCAATGTCTTCTATGTCCTTTCTTTATACTATCCTCCCAAACAAAGTTTCTAACTGGGATTCCCCCTAAACCTAAATTACTAAAAGGAGTAGTAATTAACAGAGATGGATCATATTTTTCTTTATAAAGTTTATATTCTTGAGGTTCAATAACTATTTTAAAATCTAATCCATCTTTTAAAAAGAAATCAGCAGTTAAACAACAGTCGTGTCTACCTTTTGAGATTATATAGACAGGGTACCTAGGTTGTTTCATTCTTCTTCCTCAAAAGCAATACTTTGCATATCGGTTCTTTCTTTAAAAGGAAACCAAGTAGATTCTTTTTCCTTTTCAGCAAACGGAAGGTTGATTAATTCACAGAACTGTTTTTTATCATCATAAGACTCAAATGAAACTATAAGTTTCTTAGGTTCTCCAGTATCTCTTTCGTACTCAGGCATACCAACCCACTCTTTAGCATGATCAGTATCTTTTATTTCAGAAGCAGGTCTGGTTACAAAAAGAAGGTTGGCGAGCATTTGATCGTCATAACCCGTACCTAAGAGATCATCTTTTTCCATGATCTCTTTAAGAATATTGGATAAAGCACGATCATCCACTTCGCCTAGATGCGAAACTTCGTTATCGGCTGTTAATAACTTGGTCGCTTGAATACTACTACTAGAAATCTGTAAACGCAAAACTGGAACAGAAGTTAATCCTAATTCCGTGGCAGCTTTAACTACTCCATGTCCAGCCAATATTGTTCCATCCTTTGCTGTAATTACATTTCGATAAATACCATTATCAGCTATTGATTTTTTTAAATGCTCAACTTGATCTGCAGGATGATTCTTATAGTTCTTTGGATGTGGTTTTAAATCAGAAATGGGCTTTTGTTCAATTTTATAGATTGAAAAAGTATCTTGATCTAATAAATTGGCTATTTCTAAATCAAAATCATCCAAGTTTGACAAACTAGATAATTCATCAAACAACTTGTCTTGATCCCATTCAGATTGTTCTGAAATTTTATTGTCAGCAATAACGTAAGCCTTTTTTTCTTGCTCCGTTAGTCCTATTACTTGACGAGTTGGTGCTTTTTCTAAGCCTAATTTTGTTGCTGCCTCATATCGACCATGTCCAGCCAGAATGGTTCTATTTTCGTCAATAATGATCGGTTGAGTAAAACCAAACTGCTTAATTGCTGCAATAAGTGCCTTAACTTGTGATTCTGGGTGCTTTTTTGAGTTTTTTGGATACGGATGTAGCTCTTTTAGATCAAATTCCCCATTTGTCACAGACACTTTTTGGGAGTTGAAAGCTAACTGGGTCATTAAACATATTTTTTGTACAACGTAAGGCTAGCTTTTCAGCGTCATTTTGGGTAATACAAGTCCCTTGTACTAACCGAACAGACTTAGATCCATCAGGCCATTTTGATAAAGTTAATCCTCTATTATTAGGATTCCAAAGATAACCAAAAGATAAATCTTTATAAGTAATTTCAAAAAATATTTCCATAAAACTAATTATTTAACTCCTTAAAATAATGAATAGTCTTATCTAATCCTTCGTCTAAAGAAATCTTAGGTTCCCAACCTGTCATAGCTTTTATTGCTCTTATATCAGGATTTCTTTGTCTGGGATCATCTATTGGTAATTCTTTCTTTATAAAAGGCAATGCAGGATTTATTTTTTCAATAATTTTTTTAGCTAAATCTTCTACAGTTAATTCTTCTGGGTTCCCTATATTTAATGGTCTTTCATAAGTCGAATCCATCAAAGCTTTTAGACCATTTATCATATCTTCTACAAAACAAAAAGATCTAGTTTGTTTTCCATCACCATAAATTGTTATTGGCTGAGTTGCTAAAGATTGATTTATAAAATTACTAACTACCCTTCCATCATCTTTTAACATTCTAGGACCATAAGTGTTGAATATTCTAGCAACTCTTACATCTACTTCATGGACACGATGATAGTCGTGACAAAGGGTTTCAGCTATTCTTTTCCCTTCGTCATAACAAGCTCTAGGACCAAAAGTATTTACATTGCCTCTGTAAAATTCTGTCTGTGGACTTGTCTCAGGATCGCCATAGATTTCACTTGTACTTGTAACTAATATGCGAGCTTTAACTCGTTTAGCTAAACCAAGCATATTGTAAGTACCTAAAAAACTTGTTTTAGTAGTTTTTATAGGATTTAACTGATATTGAATAGGAGAAGCAGGACAAGCTAAATGCCAAATCCGATCACATTCAAGAAGAATTGGCTCAATAACATCATGTCTAATTAATTCAAAGCGAGGATGGCTAATCCATTGAGAAATATTTTCTTTTCTACCAGTAAAGAAGTTATCTAAACAAATAACATCTTCTCCTTGAATCATTAGATGATCTACAAGATTAGAGCCTAAGAAACCAGCTCCACCTGTAACTAGATGCCGCATTAAAGTATTACAATTAACAGACTAACTATAGCTGTGGTTGATAGTCCTAATAATCGTATTATAATTAATTTATATAAAGGCAGCCATGCTTGACCCAAGATTTACTTACAAGCATCTAACTTCACAAGAAGTAACTCGTTTTCAAAAATGGATAGAAAAACATGAGTCTTTGGACAATAGTGCTTGGATTCGTTGGGACGAAATTTTAATCCCTTCTGATGATCCAGATAAGGCAAGACGAAAAGCTATAGATGCTTCAAGAATTGCATCAGCACAAAGATACGCAAAGGAATCTAGAACAGGAAAAATTAGAAGAGGCTATGGAAGCACAAAGAAACAAACTGTTGCTCAAGTAAGTAGAAAGCAGTTACAAGAACAAGAACGCAAACAAAACAAATGATGGATTATACAAAAAACAGGCTGACAGAACTTGTTGCCCTGTCTAGAGAAACAGGTCATCTTGAACAACAATACAAGCTTTGGAATGAAGAAATTGAAGAGTTAAGAGCAGACAACAATGCTTTAAGAAGATTGCATCTGAAACAAGATATTGGTCGTTTCATCTCTGAACTTAATTCTTTTTCTGATGATCAACAAATTTTATCTATAACTATAAATTGCTTACTAGGTGCTTTAAATGACGCGGATAAAGAATCTATTATTAACAAATGGAAAGCAAGAATAAAATGGAAAAAAAAGAATAAAAGAGATCTTATTAATTATGAATTAAAAAAACAAGCTTTAGCTAGTGCTGGAATAGAATATACAGACGAATATGGATCAGCAGAAGAGGGATGGATTTGGGATGATGATAATTTTAAATTAATTTTTTGGCATAAATTTTTATACGAGCCAGAAGCAACTCAAAAAGAATGGATAGAACTTGGTAAAACTTCTAAAACAATTTGTAAAAGAATTAAAAATTTAAAATTACAAAAAGTCGCAGCAGATAAAAGAAAAGTAAAGGAATTAAAGAAAGAGGAAAAAATAAAAATAATCAAAGAAGCAGGTTTTGAAGATGGAACAATTCCAATAGATTCTGATTTTATTTTTGACCATACAACTAGAAAAGTTGTGAACTGGAGAACAGCCACAGAACTTACAGGATGTATTAGAGGAAGAATTAAATTAGAAGAGCGAAAAGAAACAGAACTAAAAAGAAGAAAAAGGAGAACAAGATTATGGGAAGCTTATGGTCAAATAGATCAAGACAAGAAAAAACAAGCAATAATAAATGCTGGCTTTGCTGATGGTGTTTTACCTATAAGTAACAATTTCTTTTACTGTCCAGCAGAAGAAAAAATTATGACTCTTGATCAATCTGGGAAACTAATTGAATACAAAAATACTGATGGTTTACAAGCATAATTAATTGTATTATAATTAATGGGTAATCAATCTTACCCAGATGACACAACTTACAAAAGCTGACCACAAATTATTTAGAGGTACGGCTGCCGAGGTTCACTCATGGATGAGCAACAAAGAAATCCTAAAATCAATTGGATGTGACTTTGATGTAAATAGATTCCCACACAAAATGGGCGATCGTGAATTTCCAGAAGTTCAACTTTGGCACAGATCAGACAATCAGGATTTACTAGGAGTCTTTGGATCAAGGAGACAATGCATTCAACCTGAAACTTTCATCCAATACTTCAAAGATTTCTGTGATGCAAGCCAAAAAGCTATCAATTTAGATCTTGTTGGCTCTCTTGACGGTGGAAAAACTTTCTATATGGCTTCAAAACTTACCCATCTAGAAAAAGACAATCTTCAAGAGGTTGGAGATAAGACTGATAGCTGGTTGGTTGTTACTGATTACTACGGAGAATCAAAAGCTCCAAAAGTCATGGTTCTTTTTAACGAACTTGTTTGCACAAATGGAATGACAAAACAGGTTGGTCAAAAGTTCAAAGCTTTTTCACATCTAAAACAAATGAAATTTGGTGATGTTGCACCAGTTCTTGAAGATGCATTAATTCAATCAAGAGTTTATGCAGACGTGAAAGACAAGCTTATTGATACACCAATCTCAATGGAAACAGCAAAACAAGCTTTAAGAACTTTCTTTGTAGATCCAAAAGGTGAAACACAAAGGGTAAAACAACTAGAAGACATCTACCAAAACAAACTTATTGGTGGTGACTTAGAAACAAGAAACGGAACAGCTTGGGGTTTAATGTCTGCTGCAACACAACACAGCAGTCACAGTCGCACAGGTAATGCTGAGAAAACTTTAAGATCCCAACTCGATGGAGGCCGTGGTTATTTCAATACGAAATTTATGAATTTCCTTGAATCACAATTTCTTGTTACCTGTTAGAAAGGTATTACAATAATAGGCACCTACAACATTGGTGCCTCTTTTTTTTCTCTTATGGCTAGACGACCTAAAGGTTCAATTCTAAGGACTCATGTTCTTCAATCAAAAGTTACTCCAGAGGTTGCAATGGCTCTAGATGTAGCTGCTAAATACGAATCAACTACTGTCAGTACCAAGATTCAAGATGTTTTGGAAAAAGCATTAATAGATCAAGGCTATTTAAAAACACAGGATGGTTGACTTCGACAAAGAAAAACGAGCTTATGAAATGCTGAAATTTGTTGCCTATTCTTTCCCAGCAGAATTTGATTGGGAACTTGCCGCTCTTGGTGTTTATTCAAAAGCACAAAAAGAACGAAGCGATAAAGCAATTGAAGAATTTGAAAAAGAACATCCTTACGAATCAAGCCCAGAATTAAAAGCATTTAGAGAACTTGAACGTCTTGGCGTTTACACACAAAACGATTTCTATTCACCAACAAAAGCAGCTAATGAGTTTTATACAAAACGACTCAGAAAATACGAGCGAAACAGAAGAAGAAATTCTGAAAGAAGATCTATCACGCCTGTCACAAATAGATGGATACGCTCGCAGAGTCGTCTCGGTCGAACCAGACCAAAATCGACAGATTGAACTATTAAAAGAATTTGCTCAAAGAGATTTATCTTTTTCAATTGGTAATTCTTTTGCTTTTAAAATTCTTGCCAGAGCTGATGGAAGACAAGTTGGGATTCCTGATCCGATCAGCAGCGATATAGAAATTGATGTAACAGAAGACTCAATGGTATGGGGAGATGTCCTCATGTATCAATCTTGGAATTTGATCTCAGCATTGCCTAAAGTAGGCAAGTCGGCCTTGGTGATGGGGATCGCAGGAGCCGTCTTTAAAGGGGAGTCAACTTTTCTTGGCCTCCCTATAAGTCATAAGTTTGATCACTTAATAATTGTTGGAAATGACCAAAACTACAAACAATGGGGAAAGCTTTTTCTAAGAGAAGGCTTATGTACTAGAAACGAAAACAATAAAATAAGACTTGATCCAAGAATTGCTTTATGGGCACAAGGAACTGGTATTCAATTAAACGAAGAAGGAATAGACAGAATCGTAAAAGAATGCAAGAAAAGACCTAACGCTTTGATTTTGATAGATACTTTGAGATCAGTTACGGCTCAAATGGGTCTAGACGAAAACAAGACAGAGATACAAGGACCAATAAGAAGAATCCAAGATGCAACCGCTGATTATGGTGTTACTGGCGTTTTCTTACATCACACCACTAAATCAGTTGGTGGTGGAAATGCTGTTATTGCTTCAAGTGGTAGTGCTGCTATTCCTGCTGCTTTTGACCAAACCATTTTAATGAATTGGTTAAAGCCATCATTAGATCAAAGCGCACAGTCCGATAAAAGAATTTCCATAAGTTGTATGGGACGAGGACTTGGAGCGATGCTAGTGGCTGAAATAGTAGATGGTTACTGGGTTTCTCATGGTGATGGTGAAGCAGCAGTTCACGCAGAGAAAATTTCTGAACTAGAAGATAATTTAATGGGACGACAAGGAGATGCTTACGACCATGTCTGTCAATTATGGGAGAACGAAGTACACACAAGCACAACCGAGTTAGCTTCAATTTTGAATATAACCACAAGTAAAGCATTAAGAACGCTTAGAGCCTTAGAGAGAAAAGGATTAGTTAAACAAGACGGAGTGGTTGAAACTAACGAAAAAGGAAGACCTGTTGCATTGTTCAGGCCTACTCGTGGGGATATAAATAATGGGTGTTTTAATACTTTTAATGATTTTAATGAGAATAAAACCATTAAAGACATTAAAACCCCCAGTTTTCCTATTCCCCCGAAGGTCACCATTCCTGCTTTGACGAAAGTAGAAAGAACAATGTCTGACGGTTCATGGCAAAGAGGTTGGTTTGTGAGAGATGGTTCTAATCCGCACGCAATAACTATTGAAAGACTTGGTAATCAAAATTTAAGAATAAAAAATATGAGATGGAACGTTGATGTAAGAGAAGTAAAACAGGAGGAAGACTAATGGCCAATGTAAGTTGGGGTCCTTTAAAAACTTTAATAGCTAATGGTGAGATTCGTTACCCCACAACTTGCCATTACTGCTCAAAGCATATGTATTCATCAGTAGATGATGCGTTGAAAGTTGCCAAGTTAATGTCAGATAGAGGAACTAAAAATGCACAAATTTATAAATGCAAAAAGCATCCAGACCAAGGATGGCATCTAACATCTGGCTACTAATTAATTTTAGAAAATGGTTTACAAGTACTATTAATTGTATTATAATTAATTTATACCAAACAAAAGGCAAATGGCTCAATCTACAAAAATCACTCACACAATCAAAAGAACTGGATTACCTGTTTCAATTATTGAAAGAGATCAGCAAAGCTTGGTTTGTGTCTTTGATCCAAAAACCGAATGGTCAGGTTGGCTAGAAATGGCTGACTTAAAAGCTATTTAATTTATTTTTTCTATTACCCTTTTTTAAAAATGACTTGCCCTGTTAATCACGATCTAAATCAACACAATCTTCAGCTTGAAAAACAAGCAAAAGAAGAAAGGTACAATGAAGAAAATCCTAGATATTTTTGGATCATAAAAGCTTATCGAGATGCTTACAGCTACGAAACACAAGGATTGCCTTATTTAAAATGGGAAGAATATGCTGACACTGAGGAGTCTAGAGATGAGCTTATAGCTGATGCAAGAAAATCAAATCTAAGATGTGCCGTTATAAAAAGAATAGACATGAGGACTTATGCTTGATCCTTTACCTATTCTTTTTGAAGAAGAATCACATCGTTATCTTTGGGAACCGACTCAGACTTGGATGACAGATTCAGTTACTAGCGTAACTGGATTTGATATGCCAGAGAAAAAACGATTAGCAATAGAAGCACATAAGCATAAGTGGGCTCCTCGAGGCATCGCCGTTCATTCTGCTTTAGAAAGATTTTTTTGCACTATGGATTTCTGCAAAGACGACTCTAAAAACAAACCAAGAAAGGAATATTTTATAGATGAATATCCAGAATATACAAAATGGATAGAGCCTTTATTAGACCATCCATTTATTCGTGATCATTTTGAGCCAATTGCAGTTGAATATCGAGTCTGTGATTTAAAGAACACTATCGGTGGAACGCTTGACGCTCTAGGCGTTGATAAAAGAACTGGGAATAAAGTGTTGATAGATCTAAAAACACAAAGCTCAGCAAGAGCTAACACCTACAGCACCGACCAACAATTAGGTGCCTATCTTTCAATGCTGGTAGATCACCATGCCATGAAGATTGATGAATGTAGAACTGTTTGGAGTAGACCTGAAAAAACTTATGTAGGTGAAATTCAAGACCCTGACCAATGCTTAGAAGCTTGGGTTGATAAGTTGGATCTTTTCAAAATGACTAAAGAAGCTTTTTAAACTTGGTGGTTTACAGTCTTAGTTAATTGTATTATAATTAATATGTCCAAAACAAATTGACTTCATGCACAACACACAAACTAAAAACGACAAAATTCGGACTTGGATTGAAAACTGTCCTTCTTACTGTGAAATTGGTGCTGCGTTTCTTCGTGAAATGCAAGAAGTACTTGACGGTCAAGCTACGGGGAAGACTTACACCCAGAAGTTTTTCAATGTAACCGTAGAGATTGATTAATCACATAGCCCCTTCGGGGGCTTTTCTTTTTTTTACTTACAAAAACAATGCCAGCAACTGCTAGATACAAAGAAGGTGATTCCGTAAACAAAAGAAGAACCACCAAAGGAATGTTTTTAGAAATTGGTTCTGCTGTTGGGCAGGTCATATCAATGAGAGAAAAATCCAACAAGAAAGGAACTCCCTGTATTTACTGCACAGTCAAATGGGCAGACGGTAGAACCTCAGAACACGCACAGCACATGCTTATTCCAGCACCTTAAAAAAATGAATATTGATCTTAAAAAACTTAGGCTTGATGCTTTAGTTAAAGGACAAGAAGCTGAAGACCTAAGAAAAAAATGGATGGCATTAACCAATGACGATCCAATTGAAAATGATCTTGCTTTAAGCAACTATGTAAAATCTAAAAATCAGCATTTAGATTTAATTCGTTTGATTAGGGAGGAACAAGAAAAATGACCGAGGAAGAATACGGACTCAAGCGTGCAGCACTCGATCAAGAGTTTATGGAAAGTAAATGCACCGATGAATATTACCTAAGAGCATCTGCAAGCTTGGAGGCTAAAAGATTTGATTCAATGCGTAGAAAGAGAAAATCTCTAGACTAAAAAAGCCAAGTAACGGTCTGCTTGGTGATTGCAAAGCCCATAAGGCGAGAAGTAGTTCACCTCGCCTTTTTATTGTATTACAATAAATTACTTTTCCTACATGGGGCATGTAGTCCTGTATTAATTGTATTATAATTAATAGGTAAACAAATGGATCTCAAATGACCCAATCTACAAACCAACAATTCGACCTTACAAAAAAGGGAGATTTGAAAACTACAAAAAACAATGTGGATCTTTTAAATCTCAGAATTAAGGAACTCGAAAATCGTTGGAACTCACTTATCTGGATCACCCCAACTTCCGCGGTTATTCAATAAATAAAATTAGCCCTACGGGGCTTTTTTTTTGTAAAAAATTTTTTACTAAATGGTTTACAAGTACTATTAATTGTAATACAATTAACTTATACCAAACAAATGGTTTTCTAAATGACTCAATCTGCAACTGGGACTAAATTCCAAAAAGATCAATTCAGATGGGACGGAACTTATCTTCACTACATGGGAAGACATACCGAATCTAAGAATTGGGATGAACTTCATCCTAACTGCCACCCTTCACTTGTTGGAGTTAACAAAATGGAATTTATCGCAAGGTTCAAGGTTCGCAAACCTTATAAAACTTGGATTAATTTTCTTGTTAAGAACTTTACGGTTGAAGAATACTTAGGACTGATTAATTACAACAACCCAAATCACGTTCCTCCTTTGACTGCTCTTGAATCCAAAGGTTTTGTACCACCACACAGAAAATACAAAAGAGGTTAAACACCTCTTTTTTTTTGTTTACAGCCATTATTAATTGTATTATAATTAATATATCCAAAACATTTTCTATGAAAAATCCCACAACAGTTGATCAATGTAATGAGCTTATTGCTCAATACAAAGAACAAATAAATACAGCCGAAGAAGCTTATTTCTTCTCAATGGCTTCTGGGAATATGGCTGAGGTTCAAAGCTCTAAACAGACTCTTTCTTTTTATAGAAAACGTGTTGGATCTCTTGTTAAAACAAAACTTGCTTTACAAAAATGAAAAACTTTTTCTTCTTCTTTTCTTTCACAGCTATTTTTTATATAGCAATTAGTTCTTCTTTTGACTCAATGACCAAACAAGATTGCAAAATGGGTATACAAGCCGCTTGTGATCAACTTGTCATTAGTAAGAATTAGAGCTTACGGAATACCTGCTCCACAGGGAAGCAAAAAACATATTGGCAAAGGGATTTTAATTGAATCAAGTAAAAGAGTTAAGCCTTGGCGAGAAGAAGTATTAAGGGCAACTCTGGACAGCTCTACATATTCAGGGCAAATTGTTTCTAAGGCCTGCTCTCTTTATCTTGAGTTTTTGATCCCCAGACCCAAGAGCCACTTTGGGACAGGCCGCAATAGAGGAAGGTTAAAGCCTTCAGCACCACAATATTGCACTAGCAATAGAAATGGAGACTTAGACAAGCTATGCCGTAGCACAATAGATGGACTTTCTGTTACTTCTGGTGGTGTTTTAATTGAAGATGATTCTTTGATTGTTCAATTAACAGCTAGTAAAAGATATTGCTTAGATAAAGAATTAGCAGGGGCGTTGATAGCACTTAATTATCCTACTATTTTTCCTGTAAGTACTAATTTAGAGAATTATGTTAAAAGAAGATGGAGAGAAACACCAAAACATCTTTCAGTTGTTCGCTAATTCAATAGGTTCTTTATTTACTTATAAATCTCCTAATCCTTTTGATGATGAGTTTGATCCTCGCTATCTAAGATTTCATACAAATAGAACATTGATGGTTCTTGCTCAAACAAAAAGCCACTTAAGTAAAAAGAAATTAATAGACAGAATTATACTAATAAGAGGTGACAGCCATTAAGTTAATTGGTATAATAGTTAGGTACATCATTTTTCTATGGAGAACGAACTAACTGAATTATCGCCAACAATTAAAGGCAATGATTCTAACCCAAAACTTGCAGCTGCTCTAGCTCAATTTCAAGCTAAATATTGCAATGCTGCGGTAGATGGAAGAGGAAATTTTGGAGCCTATGTCACTTTATCTGAAGCCGAATTAGCTGTCTCACCTGCCACTGGTTTTGGTTTAAGTCATACGTTCTTAATGAGAGGAGTCTCAGAGAACATGGCTTATGTCGGCATTAAATTAATGCACGAAAGTGGTGAGTATGAATTTAGTGAATTACCCATCTTCTTCAATAGAGGCAAGAATCCTTATCACGAAATGGGTTCTGGAGTTACTTACGTTAGAAGGTATTTATTATTGGCTATCTATGGTTTAGGACAAGCTGATGATGAAGCTGATACTTTTAGCAGAGATGCAAAAGATAACACAGGTAATGAAAAATCTATTTCTAAAAGCAAAGCTCCGTCAGGTAAAACTAAAATGACTAACGCTCAATTTCAAAAATTGCGAACAGATTTAGCCAACCATAAAAACAAAGCCAAAATACTAGAAACTTTTAAAAAGAGATTTGTTCCTTCCGTTAGCTTGGTCACCACCGACCACATCGAATTTGTTGAGCATGAACAATTCATCAGAAGCCAAATGTGACTACGAGAATTACCGTGTTCAGGCAAAGCTTGAGCATAAATTATTTTCTAAGTACTACGCTTACTGCCGCAAACATGGACTTAATAGAAGTTCAGGTTTAAAAAAATTACTTTCTACTCACCCCGATTTACAATGACCGATTCCTCTGGAAACAAGTATCCCGAACCTAAATTCTCTCTTTGGTTTAATTGTCAACGAGAAGATGGACAAGACAAGTACTGGGCTGTCTCTGAAATTTCAGTAAATCAAATAGCAAAACTTTATGATTTTGCTTTAGATGAAGCCAATCATGTTGAAGGATACAACGGAGAACAAAGCGTAAAAATTAGAGCAAAGATGATGCCTGCACAATCTAAAGCTGGCAACAATTACATGAAGATGGTCATTAGTGACTATCAGCCAAAGCCTGAAACAGAGGCTTTCTAATGACAACTAAAAAAAGAAAGCACCCAATGGATCCTTCATTACAAAACTATGGTCCTAATGCTCAAAGGTTTAAAGAACTTTTAGAAATAGGATTTGAAGTGATGTCTTATGAGATGCCTTTTTCATTAGAAGAATATGGTGCTGGTAAGTTTCAAATGAATGGTCAGATTGGTTTTGGCTTATGTCAGTTAAGTTTTCAAGTTCACGATAAGCAAACTTGTGAAGAAACAAGATTAGTTTGTTTTGAAAAAGGTATCTATTTTGAAACAGGTGCAATTCTTCCTTTTGGAAAAGCCCCAAAAGATGCACCTGAAGGTTATCGCTACAGAGAGCAAAGCCCAGAAAACTTAGCCATTATGATCTTTGCTTCTATTGTTACTCGTAGGCCATGCCGACCTGAAGGCTGTGGCTGTCAGAGCAAACATGAGATGCACGTTCTAGGTGAGATGGAAGATTAGCTTTTTGCCATTTCTCTAATCTATCTTGTTGCTTTCTTATCTCTAAACAATGAGGACAAGAACATAAATTTTGACTCATCTTCTTTTAAAGACTAAGTCCCAAACAGACTTAGTTTTTTTTTGCTCAATTTCTTTCAGACCTTTTTCAAAAGCAAGTTCTTGCAATTCATCTAACTGTGCTTCTAATTGACCAATCTTTTGAATTGATTTTTTTATTACTTGAGATTGATACCAGTTTTGCCTAATTAAAGCAGCACTTAATTGACGGATAACTTCAACATCAGTTTGATTAAAAAGTTCTCTAGTTTCTTTTTCTAGTGCAAGTTCTTGCTCTAGCGTTGGTTCGATTATTAGCCAGTCAACAGATCCCACTTTAAGAAGAATAGATAGATCTTCCATTTACCTCTTGTTCAGGGGGAGACACAGCGTCTATTTCTAAATTGTGCCTGTTTTTATACTTTTGTGCCAATCCTGTAAAAATTGCGTGCTGAGGATGTTCAGGATCATTCCTTCCATCTTCTAAATACCAAATATTTAATAGCTTTACTCTCTTTTCATCTTCCAGTCTCCATTCAGATTTGTAACTCATGTCAAAACCATTTTTTATTTCTTGGTGGATGATAGCCCGCTACAAGTTTTTCTAGTTCATTTATTCGCTTAAACAATTCTCTTGTGTCTCTATCTCTTCTTGTACTCATATTACTAATTCCCATAACAAGAACAGAAGCACCAGCTCCAATGATCGCAGCAATAACCTCAGGCATTGACATTAGGCCAAGTCGCTTGTTGTATCTTAATCCATTCTTTTTGAGCAGCTATTAAATCTGGCTTTGAAATATCTGGATCGTTAATAAGACTCCATATCTCAATTCTTTTATTTATAGATTCAACACTTATTCCATGAGACTTTGCTATTACTTCTTTTTGCTCCTGTGATAAGAACTTCATTACTTTTTAACCATTTATGTCTAATGTAGTGATGTTTTCTAGTTTTTCCGTATGGCCGAAACAAAACCAGACGATCCAAAAAAGAAAAATCCTCTACAAAAACTAAAGGAAGGCTTGGATGATAAAGAAGAACAACTTCAAGTTTTGTCTACATTTGTACGTTTGGGAGTTGTAATTTGGAGTGGGTTTATATTAACTTTAAACTATGTAGAATTGCCTGGTTTAGGTAAACAAGAAAGGATCGACCCGACTTTCATAGCAAGTGTTTTCACGGGCGCACTCGCAAGTTTTGGTTTAGAGACTGCAAAAAAGAGAGGTGATGGAACTTATAAAGCTGATGAAGAAGAAAAGAAAAAAGCAGAAGCAGCAGAGCTTGGTAATGGTGTCCCTTATACCATCATTAAAGTCGAGACTCCTATAAAGTTAGTACCAGACAAGCCAAAGATTGATCCTGTTTCTGGTAAAGAAATTGATCCTCAGAGTGGGAGGTTGACATGATGAGTGAAGATCTTTCCATTGATGCAAGACAAGAAACTCGAATTGTCTGCACAGAAATGAAACTCAAAAGAGCAGAGGAAAAGATAGGAGATCTAGAAGATAGAGTAAGACTTTTAGAGAAAAGGGTATTCCAAGCAGCAGCCGTTGTTAGTGCTGCCCTGGCATTATTAGGATTATTAGCACAAATCAGTAAAGCTTACTTATGAAACGCTTTCTCCCCCTCTTGCTTTTATTAGCAACGCCAGCCTATTCAGGAGGCATCACTCATAAGATCACAGCTACAGCACAAGCTTCTGTTGATGGATCGTACTCTCATGCAAAAAGAATAGGTTCAACTTATTT